TGACCTCCCCGAACGCGATGTTGGCCGTGGCGCTGGTGCGCACCGCCTGCACGTACCGCTGGCGCGGCTCGCGCACATCGACGATCAGGATCTTGCCGTTGACGTCGTCGTTCACCGCGCAGGTGACCGCCGCCGATGCGCCGGTGATCAGCGCCATGCCGGTGTCGCTGTCCGCGGTGTTCTGCTCGACCTTCAGCGTCGCGACGCCCGTCGCTGCGCTGTCGGTGATCGTGGTGACGAACAGGACGCCGTCCCAGCCCTGCATGTCCAGCCGGGTCGAGTTGCTGTCGGTGTTGTTCGCGTTGGAGATCGCCGCGCCGACGTACGCGACCTCGACGTTCTCGTTGAGCTGCCCGATGTGTGCCATGGGTTCCTCCTCAGGCCAGCTTCAGGCGCTGGAATGCCTCGGCGAGCACGGGCTGCCCGTCGACGTACGTGCGACCGATGTAGCCGATCTGATCGGTGCTGGCGTAGAGCTCGGCGAGCACCTGCAGCTCGTAGCGCCCCGTCTCGGCGATGTAGTAGTACGAGAAGTCACCGATGATGGCGACATACAGGCCGGCGGTGTAGGTGTTCGGCGCGTACTCGCTGACCAGGTACGGCACGTCCGCGATGGTCGCCGGCAGGCCCTGCGTGATGCCACCGCCCGGTCCAAGCCCCGGCGACCACAGGTAGTTGCCCGAGCCGTCCTTCAGCTTGCGGATCCGCGCGATGGTGTCGCGGTGCATCACCCAGCGCGTCGCCGGGCGCGACCAGTAGGCCGCCTTCAGCGCGTGCTTGGTGTCAAGGATGTTGTCCGCGGTGAACGACGTACTCGCCGACGCCGTGGTGTCACGCGAGGTCGGGATGCCCTGCACCGACGCGGTGAACACGCCGAGCGGCTGGCCGCTGGCCCCGGTGCCGGTCAGGAACGCCTTCTCCTCGGTGATGCCGAACTTGTAGGCGAGCCGGGCCTGCACCCACTGCTCGATGTTGACGCGCGACTGGTTCACCAGCGTGCGGCTGATCTTGACTTCCTTGCTGAGCCGCGTGGGCCGCAGCGTGCGGAGGCCGGTGCGCATCGCCGTGTCGGTGGTCACGCTCGCCACCTCGGTGAGCCAGTCGGCGTCAGCCGGATCGGCGTCCCACGTCGGGGCGATCAGCTCGGTGCCGACGTCCATCGGGATCACCGTTGCCAGACGGCGCAGAAACACCTCGTCGTCGATGAACTTGATGATGCCGTTGGCCAGCACCGCCGGAGCGACGAGGTAGCCGCCCTGCGCATCGACGCCGGCGGAGAGGTCCTTGCGCTCGGCGGCGCTCAGCATGCCGCCCTTGAACCAGTTGCGCACGAGCTGCAGCTGGCGCTGCTCCACGTCGCTACCCGACGCGGCGCCGCCGATGCCGAGGCGCTGCTGCGGCGCGCTCAGCTGGGCCATCGCCGACGCTGCCGCCGCATCGCGCTCCAGGCGCTTGGCGTCGGCCATCTTGGCGTCGAACTGCTCCATGATGCGGTCGTACTGGGCCGAGTCATCCGCGCTCAGCCCCTTCGGGTTCTCCAGCAGCGATCGCGCGCGGCCGTAGAGCTCCGTCGCCTCGTTGTACAGGCTCTGGGTGTTCATGAGGTTCTCCCACTCCGCAGCAGCGCCAGTGCCGCCGCTGCTACCCGCAGTTGGCGTTCTCGACCATCCACCGGCAGAGCGGGTGCGACACGCGCGGCGCGCTCCTCGTCGGGATCAGGCTGATTGATCAGGCGCACACTGGTGGCGCCGAGCTCGATCGCCGCCTCGGCGATCTGGTTGATAAGCTGTGTGTCGCGCGTCGAGTGCCGTGCCCCGGCCTTCATCGCCGCCCGCAGCGCGTGCAGCAGTGTGCCCAGCGGCATCGTCGTGCTCCGCGCCTTCGCCGCGACCGTGGCGCTGTTCGCGCCCCAGTTGACGTCGCTGGTCTCGTAGAGCTTCAGCTCGCGCAGGTTGCGGATCACGCCGAGCGGGCTGCTGGCGTTCTCCTCGAAGTCGAACCGCACGGCGTCGAAGGCGAAGCTCATCTCGAGCGGCGCGCCGCTGCGGATCGCCGTCAGCACCTCGTTGGCGCGCGGCGTGTCGAGGTACGTCCGCGTCACCTCGGCGCCGCCCGTCGCCGTCGGGGCGCGCATCAGCACCTCCGCCGGCAGCGCCTGGCGCGGCACCTCGCGGATCGAGTCGATCAGCGCGATCGGCGGCGCGTCCATGTCGTGCTGCCACAGATGCAGCACGCGCCCGGCACGCTCCGACAGCGTCTTCGAGAACGCGCCGTTGTGGATGATGTCGGCGTAGCTGTCCATGTTGCCGAACACCGAGAAGATGCCGGTCACCGTGCGATCATTGATCGACGACGGCATCAGGAAGCCCGCCTTGCGCTCGTGGCGCGACGCGCGGGACCGCTGCGATCGTTCCATGCTGGCCACCTGCTCCTCCGCCCAGCGCTGCGCCCGCTCCGACTGGCGCCGCGTGCCACCGCCCCACAGCGCGTGCGCGACGACGCCCGGCGACGGGTAGTCCTCGTGGTCCGGGTTCGCCGCCGGCGCGTCGAGGTCGGCCATGTGCCGCGCGAACCACGCCGCCATCCGGACGGCCTTGTCCTCGCTCACGAACCCGTCGGCCATCTGCCGCGCCTCGCGGATCGTGCGCTCGACCACGCCGTCGCCCGACAGGCCGTCGCGGTGCCACTCGAGGCCCCGCCGCGCGTTCGCGCGCAGCCAGGCCGGCGCGTCGACCTTCGTCTCGGGCACGGGCGGCGCGACCTTGCGTCGCTCCTCGTCGTCGTCGTCCATCTCGGCCACGTAGGAGTCGATGATGGCCCGCGCCTCGTTGACGATGTCCTCGTCGAGGTCAGCGGTCTGTGGCAGGCGCGACGCCGCGGCGCGCAGGCCGCTCGACAGCACGTACAGCTCGCCGTCGATCACGTCGGCGATGCCGAGCTTATAGCTGCCGCGCAGCTCGGGCCGCTCGTCGTCGTACACGAGGAACGCCCGCCGCGCCAGCTCATAGTCGGGCTCGTCGCTGTCGAACATGGCCAGCTCGAAGACGCGCCGCGCCGCGCCCGGGCCGTCCCAGCGCAGCGTCTCGTTCAGTGGCAGATCCGTGTCTGCGCCGATGACCCATGCCATGTCGCACCTCCTGCTGCGTGACAGTATACACTACAGCCCATCGCTCAGCACCGGGCTGAGCGTACACCGACAGTTGGGATGCGCCGGCACCTCGATGCCGTTCTCGAATGGCGAACCGAGCGCGACGATGCGCCCGTTCAGCGCGTTGCACACGGGGCAGGCCGTCGTCTCGGCGACCCACTGCATCCGGTCGACGTCCCCGCTCTCCTGCCACGCCAGCACCTGGCCGCGGCTGTACGCGTACGCCGCCTCCGTCACCGCGACCATGAAGGCGCGGTACGGCGCATCGAACGGCCGCACCGTCGTGCCGTCGGGCAGCGTCTCGGTCACGCCGCGCAGCAGCTGCGCCGCTTGGTTGTAGCTGATGCCCTCGGCATCGACGAGCGCCATCACGCGCCGCACGTCGTCGCGCGTCGTGTCGGCCACGCGGCGCACCTTCTGCGCCAGTCCGGCGATCGTCTCCTGCACGCGCGGGTTGCGCAGGTCGAACGCCGTGCCCAGCTGCACCTGCTCCCCGGCGCGCTCCCAGGCGCGCTCGAGCAGCAGCGGGTAGAACGCCCGCATGATGATGCTGATCTCCGTGCCGTCGTCGAGCGCGCCGACCACGGTCTCGACCTGCGCCGGCGTCGGTGGCGTGTAGTCGTCGCTCATACGTTGCGCGCCTGCTCCTCGGCAGCGCGGCGCTCGGCGATCGCGTCGATCTCCTGCGCTGCCGTGCGGTACTGATCGTTGACGTAGCGGCGCAGCCGCCGGAACATCGACTCGGCCACGTCGTCGATCGGCGGTGGCACGTAGTCGGCCACCGGATGCGGCGAGCGCGCCGGCGCCTTCAGCGCGCGCGTCTCGACTGGCGTGTCGTCCGCCGGTGCCGCGGCGGGCGTCGGCGCCAGCGTCGGCATGCCGATGACCGGGCTGTGCTGCGCGTCGAGCAGCTGCACGCTCGTCGGCAGCGCATACACGTCGCCGGCATCATCGATCGGCAGCGCCAGCGCCTTGCGCGCCTCGTTGCGCGTCATGATGCCCGCGTTCCACGCGTTGATGGTGCGCTCGACGCGCGCCGCCTGGTCCTCCTGCAGCGCGGCGACCGTCGACAGGTCGTAGCGCACCACGACGCCGAAGAGGTCACCCAGCGCCGTCTGGATCTCGCCTTCCCACATGCGCCACAGCGGCACCAGCGTCTGCTGCGTGTAGCTGATGCGCGCCTCGGCGTAGTTGCTGTACGTCGAGCGGTCGAGGCCGATGCCGAGCCCGGCGACGATCGCCGGCACGCGGAACGCCGCGGCGATGTGCGCCTCGGGCACGCGCATCAGCGCGTCGAACGCCAGCTCGGCCATCGACATGCCGATGCGCGACACCGTCACGCCCTCCTCGAGCACCGCGACGCCGCCGCGCTGGTCGCCGCCGTAGCGCTCGCCCCACTGACCCTTCATGCGGTTCACGGCCGTGTCGTCGAGGATCGTGCCGACCGGCGTGGTCAGCACCACGCGCGGCATCGCGTCGTTCTTCAGCAGCGCCCGGACGTAGCGCATCGCCTCGTTGGTGGCGTCGACCTCCGCGGCGACGGCGACGAGCGGCGGCAGCGCGACCCACGGCTGCTCGAGGTCGACCGACGGCCAGCGGATCTGGATGACGTCCTCGACCGGCACCGGCAGCTCCGTGCCGTCCGCGTTGACGTAGTCGTAGCGCGCGATCCACATGCGCGCATTGGGGTCACTGGCGGGCACCGGCACCATCTGCCCGGCGTGGTACGGCCACAGCTCGACCGGCGTGCCGCGCCGATCGCGCACGACGTGGATGTAGGCGCTGCCGCCGACCGCAGCGTACACCGCCAGCAGCGTCCAGAACTCGCGCTGCGAGTGCATCGCGTTCGGTCGCGCCAGCAGTCGCGCCAGCGGCGATGCGCCCATCTCCTCGCCCTGCGCGTTGTAGCAGCGCATCGCTGGCTCGACGAGATCGAAGGCGAGCGTCGAGACGCACGAGAACACCGCGGCGTTGCGCCGGTAGCCGTCGCGCGACAGCGCGCGCCACGTCGGCTCCAGCACCGTGCTGTCCAGCCAGCGCGGGACGATGCTCAGGCCGCCAGCGCGCAGCAGCCACCGCGCCAGACCGTGGCGAACTCTCGATGTGATCGACATCACCGTACCCCCTGATAGGTCGCCGCCCGCAGCAGCGGGATTGCGCCACTCACGCTATCGACCTGGTCGTCGTGTGGCCCAGCTGGGAACGCTGTGGCCTCGTCGATGAACTCCCGCACCCACGGCCCGGCGACGAGCGCGACCTTGCCGGCCTCGGCCCGCGCCGCCCACGGCATCGCGCGCTGGATCTTGTCGCCGCGAGGCGCGACGCCGCGCAGCGTGACGCCCGCGAGCTCGCGATCGCGGCGCAGCTCCTGCAGCGCGGCCAGGCCGTGCATGGCCTGCTCGACGGCGTGGATCGTCTGCGGCTCGCGCAGCATGGTCTGCACCATCACGCCGCGCGCGTCGGGCCACTCCCAGCGGCCCCGCACCATGTCGCGCACGTACAGCGTGCCGTCGTCGGCCATCGCCACCGCAGCGCTGGCGGTGTAGTCGGCGCTGCTCTTCGTCGACGCGGCGAGGTCCCAGTACCGCACCCAGCGCAGCCCCGGCGGCGCGGCGTCGATCACGCGGAACCACGCCCGGCGGAACATCGCGCCGTCGGGCTCGACGAACTCCCCGCCGATCTCCTGCGCCGCGAAGGTGCTGGTGTACGACGCCTCGAGCGTGGCCACGAAGTCCGACGGCAGGTAGGGGTTATCGCGCGAGCTGCTGCGGATCAGCGCGTAGTCCGGGCCCGCCGCCTGCCACGTCTGCCACACCCAGTTACGTCCGCGCGGCGTCGTGGTGATCCACGCACGGCCGGGGGCGACGCGCAGTCGGCCCAGCATGATCAGCCACACGTCGTGCGGCATCATCGCCGCCTCGTCGAGCCAGAACCACGACAGGTTGGGGCCGCGCAGTCGGTCGGGATCATCGGCGCTGCGGAACAGGATGGTGAGCCCGTTGATGAGCTCCATGCGCATCTCGGTGCGATGCCACGACTTGACGATGTTCCCGCGCTGCGCCAGGTCGGCGACGCTGCGCAGCGTCGCGTCGCGCAGCATCGGGTAGGTCGGCGCCAGCACCATGCCCACGCCGGGCGGCTGGCGCAGCGCCTCGACGGCGCCGGCGCGGGACTTGCCGCTGCCCACGCCGCCGACGAACGCGCGGTACCGCGCCGGCGATCGCCAGAACTCCCGCTGCGGGCCGGTGGCGCTGCTGTGCCGCAGCACCACCTCACGGTGTGTCGTCGCCGATGTCGATGACAATCTTCGTCTCGCTGTGTACCGTCTGCTCGATGTGCTCGCGCTGGCCGAGCACGCACTTGCCCAGCCAGATCAGCATCGTGTCGCTGCCGTCGCGGGCGCGCTGCAGCTGCAGCGTGCGGATCTGCTGGTGCAGCTCGGCGCGGCCTTGCTTTAAGTAAGGGTCAAAACGGCGCTTCAGTGTGCTCTCGGACACGCCGGCCAACACCGCGATGATGCTATCGCTGTGGCCGAGCGATGCCAGCTGCTGCACCTGCTCCTCGTCCAGTTTGCGGGGCTTTTGTGGTCGAGCCATGATGTCCTCGCGTTCCTGATCCCATGCCACGCGCGCAGTGATGAGCACGCCCGCGCCGTGTCCTCACGATATCCCCGGCCATGAGATCGGGGCGGTCTTGGTTGAGCACGGTCTCACGGATCTGCGCGATGCGTCGCGTCGATGCGCGCCAGATCGGCGCGCTGCATGGTGCGCGTCAGGCCCGCCGCCGCTGCCGCTGCGGCGATGCCCTCGAGGATGCGCGTGGCGATCCCGGCGGCGTCGAGCGGCGCGCCGCTTGCCGTCGCGATCAGGAACGCCGACAGGATACCGGCAGTCAGCGACACCAGCACCACCAGCCAGGGTTCGATGTCAGGGATGGCCAGCTTCGCGAGCTCAACGAGATACCCGGTGACCAGCGCCGCGCTGCTGGCGGCGATCACGCTCTCCATGACGTCCTCCTACGGGATCAGCCAGCGCAGCAGCGCCGTCAGGACGATCGGCATGATCACGGCGATCAGCGCCGCGATCGCGCCCATCTTGGCCATGCGCAGCTCGAGATCACTCAGGCGATCCTCGATCTCGACGAACGCGGCATC